GATCGATTCAATTAAAGCATCAATTTTGTAAAAACCATTTTAACTTAACCAAATGCTCGCTGCCAATTACGACATCACTCTTGATCGCGCAGCCGAATACACGTTCGTGCTTACGGTTCAGGCTACGAACGGTAGCGCCGTAAATATTAGTAGTGCTGCGTTCTACGCTGACATCCGTGACCCATTCACTCTTAGAAAAGCTGTCTCATTTACCCCTACAATTTTAGATAGTGGGGTGAATGGTCAAGTAAAGTTTAGCCTTACAGAAGCAGATACGCTATCACTCAGTTCTTTGAACAAATACAACTACGACATCTTTATGCGTCGCAGCAGTGTATCAGAGCGACTGCTTTACGGTTCTGTAACTGTACGCTCTAACACAACCAAAGGGTCTCCCATAGACCCAACCACCTAAAACAATGCCATCCGATTCCTATACCTTGATTATTTCAGATGCTGGCGTCAGCACGCCCTCTACAGGTTCCGTTACAAATACGTCTGTGGCAGCCAACGCGGCAATCGCGTTTAGCAAGTTGGCAACCTTGACCAGCGGGAACATTCTTGTAGGCAATAGCTCGAACGCAGCCGCGTCAGTTGCAGTTACTGGTGACGTTGCAGTATCCAATACGGGCGTAATGACCATCGCCAATGATGCAACAACCTTCGCCAAGATGCAAAACGTCTCAGGCTACTCCATCTTAGGCAAGCCAACTTCAGGTTCTGGTGACGTTGCTGAGGTCAGTTCATCTTCCTTTATGTTGGAAGCTTCCACTGGATTTTTGAGACAAGCGGATGCAACATCTGCACGATCCGCATTGGGTATAGCTGACGCCGCGACAGGCAACGCGCTGCTCTCTGGTGGTGTAGCTACAGCGCCAGTTTATGGGAAGGTAGGGCTTACAACTCACGTCTCAGGCACTTTACCAGTGGCGAACGGCGGCACTGGCGTAACGACTTCAACGGGAAGTGGCGCTAATGTGTTAGCTACATCTCCGACTTTAGCCACACCTACTTTAGTCACACCTATCTTGGGCACACCAACTTCTGGCACGCTTACAAGTTGCACTGGTTTGCCTTTAACCACTGGCGTAACTGGAACATTGCTAGTAGCTAATGGCGGCACTGGCGTAACGACTTCGACTGGAAGCGGCGCTAATGCGCTGGCGACTTCCCCAACTTTAGTCACACCTATCTTGGGCACACCAACTTCTGGCACGCTTACAAGTTGCACTGGTTTGCCCCTAACTACTGGTGTTACTGGAACTCTACCCGTCACCAATGGTGGAACGGGTGTCGCGGCCTCAGCATATGGCCAGACGGGCAGCCAGACCGCAGGAACATCAACAGCATACACTACTACTTATGCTAAGCTAGTCCTCACTACGAGTCTAGACGCAGCGGCTCAATTCGATGCTAACGGTGTAAATAATCGTCTGCGCTATACAGGCTCCGCGACCCGTAGGTTCTTGGTATTTGCCAGCATGGATATGTTTACAGCTACTGATGGCGCACAGTTCACTATTAGGATCGCAAAGAACGGAACAACGATTGAAGCTACGCAGTGTAATGCGGCAGCAGCAGTCAAAGCGGGTTCTGGCATTGCCAAGTTGGTGTGTTCTTGGATCATCGAGTTCGCTACAAACGACTACGTTGAGCTTTTTGTGGCTTCCGTGGGGGGCAGTGAAACTGGAACCCCGCAACGTATGCGCCTAATCGCAACCCCCGTATTCTAATATGCCAATCTCACCGCTACCACAAGCACCATTTAGGCAGGATCGGAGAACATTCCCGACTCCTCTGATTGGTGACGTGTTATTCAGCGAAATCCGTGACTGCAACCGCATCCTGATTCCCGAATACGGAACCCCGCATCCTGATACAGTAAAGTGGCCACATCACAAACTTGTCTACGTCAAGCCCGTTGATATAGAACGCAATGAAATATTTGAGTTCTTTTACGCAGCAGACCGCGAGAATCAAGATTTATACAACTGGACATCAGACATAGCTAACATCGCTGATATGCGCTTTGATACCGTCAAACGGATCTATGTATTCAGACGTGATGACTATAATCCTGAGGAGCTTCAAATGGGTGATCCCATGCCGAACATCCCTGTGAACAGATTTCCTGATCCAGTGACAGCAGATGGCGATGAGACAACAAATGACGATGATCCTCCATCCTACGCGAATCATGTTTTAGCTTATAGGAATCAGCTTAACTCAAGTGATGAGGTTCTGAATTCAATCTTCATTGTAGAGGAAAGGGTCTATGTTAAGCGTTGTTCGATCACTACGATTCAGACGGAAGACTTCTTTGGTATTGGGGGAAGCAAGGTTGATAGATGGTATTACAGGGGCGAGGTCGTGGACGGATCAGCAGTTGAAGTTCACTTTGCCGATCCTAATAGCTCTTACTGGGGCTGGCAGGCTGATGGGACTCAGCGAGATGGTTTACAGATTTCAGAGAACTGGTTTATCATTTCTATCATTAGTTCGATTGTAGATGCCATTGATGAATATGTTTTCTCGTATCCAACACTGACTAACGTCAACCTCCCTCGAAGACTGATAGACACCCAGTTGACATTCAACGTGAATAGTGGGATTGGGGATCAGGATTCATGGGGGTGGGATGCCGCAGCGGGGGCCCTACCGCTGTCTTCATCACTAGGTCTAACCGATTCATGCTCATCAAGTGTCTCTATATCCCCAGAAGTGGGTCTGACTTTTCAAGACCCTGACGGGAGCTATACACTCGGTATGGTATATTCATTTTTCCTCCCGCAGCCAGTGACGATGGCAGACATTATTGCTAGGGTCAGCACGTTACACGGGTCGTCCGTAAGTGTTTACACCCCTGCGACAACCGCCACCGCAGTCATGACCTTGGTAAGCGCGAGTGCCAGCGTAAGGTGCTCCGCCACAGCGTCTCAAGGGCAGAGTTTCGAAGAAGAAAGAAGTTCGGCTAGACAGGAAAAATCAACAAGCTCAGATAAATCCGTAGGTCAACAAACACAGTTTATTCAGGTGTCAGGATTCGTAGGGGATTTAGACCTTAACGCGTCTCAATCGGCGGAGGTGGAGGCTACAGCGTCCATGATTATAAATGGGACTGGCCTAGCGACGGGATACACTACCTCGGCTTTTATCACGGACAGTGCATCAGCGACGGCATCCGTCACAACATCTAGTGGGGGCAACTCAGAGGGTAGCTCGGATGGAGCTTTCATCACTAAAATTAACGTGGAGCATTACCGCTTCCAGAGAGCTAAAGTATTTATCGAAGTTGTAGACTTATAAAATTATGGGTGACGAAACTAAAATGGCTCCAGTCAAGACGTCCCTGATGGATGCCTCAGACGTTAAATGGGAGAGGATGATGGCAAAACGCAATGAGCCGAAGGTTGACCCAGCTAAAGACCTTGGAGAATTTACCGCCAAGTCAGACGCCCAAGGCAAAGAGGCAAATGTGGCAATGAGGAAGAAGGGCATCGACGGTAAAATCATAGTATTTACCGACCCAGTAAAGAGCGAAGCGGGGATGCCCCCAATCCTCAAGGGACAGATACCGAAGCACAGAGATGAGGCAAATGCTGATAGCGAGGTAATAGATTACGATTGGAAGATCGTTGCATCAGGAGATGCGCGGAACCCCGCATGGACTGTCGGGGAAGGAAAAGTGTATTATCTCAACGATGCCACCGAAGCTACGGTATTAAGCACATCTGTAGAGGGGGAGGCTGGGGGGATTTACCTACATATAACCCGAAATCCTGCGTCGAGAGCAGTCACAGCACAAACCGTGGAGCTATACGTCGAGACTCCGTTCACTGGCGAGTCAGACCAATATTTCCTACTAGGAAACGTGGGGGGTAGCCCCGTCATCATCCAGAGGCAGTTCACCCCCATCCGTGTCTACGAAGACCTTTTCATAATCAATGGAGAATTTAAACTTGGCAGCATTGCAATGTTAGCCGATAACCTATACACACCACCAGCATGAGCATTCAAGCAAACATCAACCTACTTCATTTTCCGAGCGGCACTTCAGTCAGCGGAGGGGGGAGACGCACCCCTAATGAGGGCTCATTTGCTACTAATGCAGTGAGCTTAACAACTGCTTCAGAAGTTGTCCCTAAAGGTGACATCATCACTCCACGGTATGTAGCAATCAAAAATTACGAAGGTGATGACGCGCTCATCTCACTTGATGGTGGCAGCACATGGCCCTTCCGCTTGTCTCCAGATAATGATGTCTTGCTTCTCCGTTTAAATCTTGAGGATTACCGCGAGATTAGCACTTTCGTTTGTGAAGCAGACACAGCAGGGAGCCTATCTGGAGAACACCTTGAGATCTATGATCATGTTGGCGAGGTTTGGCCTTGGTTCAATATCACCGATTTTACATCTGTGAAAGAGATCAGCACAATTACAACGGTTGCAGACGTAGCCGCGTCGCTTGATGCAAAATACTTTGTTATCTCCGATAATGTAGGAACAGTTGGAGTGTGGTTCGATGTCGATAATAATGGAACAACAATTCCCAGCGGCGCGTCCGCTTGCGCTCGCTCAATCGAAGTCACTACCATTGTCACGGGTGACAGTGCAAATACCGTAGCCACTAAGGTTGCAGCAGTGCTAGAGGCAGACTCCAAATTTGTAGCCACCGCAGCGACAAACATCGTGACTGTGACAGACGCAAACTATGGCGCAAGGACAAACCTCACCGCAGGCGATTCTGGATTTACTATGGCAGTGACAACGCAGGGAGTATCGGGGATTAACCCAAGCACCGCTCCTGCCGTCACCACTGAGCGACTCATTCAGGTGGACATCACTGTAGGAAGCACCGCAGTTCAGGTTGCAGTGGCACTCGCCGCAGCGATGGACGCAGATGCAGAGTTTATTGCCGCAGTGCCTACCACCTCAACCGCAGTCATTACTGACCAGAACTCAGGCGCGAGGGCAGCGGCTACCGCAGGTGACACAGGCTGGGCATCTGTTACCTCAGGAAACCAAGGGACAGACTTCTACGACGTTGAAATCAAATCAGTAGGCACTAGCCAAGTGGTGACTGCGGTATGCCCCAACTAAGATATGGCTCAAGGAGTTTACACACGGGAAAATCGCGTTCAGTTCGTCAAAGGTTGGCTAACTGGCGGAACAGATCCAGCCGACGGCAGCGTGGAGTGTGGCGATGGGACGGCATTTCCAATGGAGGTGACGCTCGATCAAGTTGCTGAGATATTTTATCGCGTCAAAGATGCTTGGTTCACAGGAGGCAGTGCATCATGGAAATACTTAGGATTTGCTCAAACGATAAACGCAGCAACAGATGCACCAGCAAATCGGCGGCTTGATGTAAGCGCGTCAACCTACCAGCAGCGCGGTTATTGCAAGCTCGGCGGCGACGATTACAACGGAGCGACATACGACGCAGGCATCGGTAACAATTACAGCGACATTGCAGACAACGAAAACGGAATGTGGCGCGACGCGTGGAATGATCCAGATCATGTCGACGCCTTTTCATATGAACAAAATGATCCGAACAGCATCCAAGGAGGAGATCCTGAATGGTGGGGCGATACTGGTCTAGGAGTCTACGCAACAGTCTTTCGAGGCAAGCGAGTTGCAGTCGTCAAACTCGATCCAGCAGATGGGCTTTACGCGGCAACGAACAAGTTCTATCTGGAGATTGAGATGTATTGGTTCGATTATGGAGTCGTTCCGTTTGGAGGCAGCACCAACATTTACAACTCTGAGGGCGGATTCGGTGATTTCAGCTCTCGAGCAGTTTTTATTTCAAACTACATTTTGAGACTTGCAACTGGTGACGCAACTTGTCCTGTCTACTTCGATGCGCTTGGATCAACTGACGAGACTGGAACCGATTTCATCCATGAGCCGCAGGTCTGGTGGCCATATGCCAAGGACAATCCAGCCGTGCCTGTTTGGGATACTGATAAGGGCATAAAGTTGTAGACAATACAACTTTCTTGGAGTAAACACACAACAGCTAACTGAAAAAGTTATTCGACAAACACATTAAAACTTATGGAAAGTACTAAAAAACAGATGAATCACCTAAAGAAGTCATTATAAATGAGCTACGCGTATGGTTGACCAGATTGGATCTAGCGTCACAACCGACTAAGGTTGCCCTACAGATATCACAAAATATCGAGCCTCAGACCGACACACTCAATCGAGTGTTTAATATTACCGTTAGCAGAAATTTAGAGAGGCTAGTTGAAGCCAAGCCTGTCGAAATAATTGAAAATACGGATTAACCACACGATGAGGCTAACCCAGCACTGACAATACGTTTGGCTTGTCAACTGGTAAATTAGTGGTATAGTCGCGTAACTAATAACTAACCAATAAGACACCCGACCGATGGAACCCGTACTCGTAAAACCAAAGACCACCCCCGATCAAGTGGCAAAAATGATGAACACTGAATACGGGGAGGACGAACCTACTGGTCTTGAACTTGAAGCCTATAAGGTAATCAGGCGTCATGAGGGTTTCAAGGATAAAGTTTATACGGACACTAAGGGAAATAAGACAATTGGAATTGGCACACTTATTGGGGATGGGTCAGAAGAGGCTTATAAAAAGAGCCCGTATTTCAATAAGACGATTGACGAAGATCAAGCAGCCGAAATCGCTAAAGAAGCTATTAAGGAAAAAATTGCAACGTCTGAAAAGCTGCTCGGTAAAGATTATCTATATTCCCTATCTCCTGAGCTACAAGCACAGATCGTTAGCAGCGTCTATCGCGGCGGGTTTAGTGGATCACCAAATGCCCAGCGCCTGTTGAAGGCGGGTAAATTTGAAGAAGCTGCTAAGGAGTATTTAGATAACGAAGAATACCGCCAAGCAAAGGCAGTAAAGTCAGGCGTCGCTAAACGCATGGAAGAAACTGCCGCAATCATGGCAGCTGAAGCTAAACGCGGGTTTGAGGGCGCTGTTGAGGATCGTTTAAAACAACAAACTAAAAGATAAATTATTATGCCCGCACTTACCGTAGCTCAGCTTCAACCAATTTTAGGTTCTTACACTGAACCAGCAGCGGATTTTTCTGCGGCTCTCGCACAAGTCTTACCACGCCTTTACGCATTAGGTATGTGGCGTGATCTTGTATATCAAGTTTCGATGCGTTCTGAAAATGGAATCGTGAGTCTTCCCGAAGGTTCTGAGTCGATTATCTCATGCACCATTGACGACAAACCTCAACCCGTCCGAAGTCTGTGGCACGATATTCGTATTGTGGGTCGCCAAGCAGAGACCAGTCCTTATTTTGGAATGGTCGATGACGGTTTGCATCCCACATTCCGCCTCTTGCCAGACGATCTTACGGAACTTTTTGTTGTCCCATCTACTGAGAATGTTGTTGGAGATGCCTTCGACCCTGATTCAGGCGAGTCGATCACGATTCGGGCATCTGATGGAATTCAAATGTATCAGGTTACTGCTTCGGATGGGTCACCAAACTTTACATTTCCTGAGCCAATTACTTTCATCGAATCTATTACTTACAATGGACTTATCGAAAAGTTCGACATCCGTTCTGAAGCAGCTACTGTTAATACTACACTTGCTACCGTCGGTAAAGGTAATGGGACAACTCGCTATCGCCGCTTTAGAGTGGGTGATCCAGCACAGTCTGCGGTTACCGCACACATGCTAGTTAAACGGTCATGCCCGACGATTTTAACTGAAGACACTATTATCCATCTTGGAAACATCAACGCGCTCAAGCACGGTCTTTTGGGTCGCATTGCAGAAGACGGTGCTGATATTGAGCGTGCCAATTACCATTGGCAGATTTGCACTCAGCTTCTTGATTCTGAATTAGATGCCTTTAGAGGTGCTGCTAAACCAATGCTTCAGATTAATCCATATGGTGCGAGTGAAGCACCATTTAACATGCTATAATGAAATTTCCTAAAACAATCGCTATTGCGGGACACAATGTCAAGTTACGTTTTGTAAAGCTGAACGATTGCTACGGGCAGTATGAGCATGATCGAAAAGTTATTGAAATCGACAAAGCTGCCCACGGCAACACGGTAAGTGTTCTGGAAACTATTCGCCATGAAATGATGGAGGCATCTCTCTTGCTATCTGGTGTTGGGTTTTCAGAAAAGTATGATCAAGAAATTGTTGTGAGATGTATGGAAGAAATATTTTTTCCTGCATGGGACCGCTTCTGCAAACGAATCTATGCCGAAAAATAATTCTACAAGTAAGTCAAAAATAATTGAGGTTATTCCGACGGCGGAAGATCTAAAAGAAGCATCTGATAGGGCAGCACAATTGGGCGTATTGCCCAATTCGTTTACGGGCGGTCGTGGCAGAATGACTGGCTTCTTAGGTGAAGTTGCTTTTGAGAGATACTATAAGGAGTGTGGGTATGTAGGAGATTCTTCTTTTACGCACGACTATACGCTAAACGACTGGAAAATTGAAGTTAAATCGAAGACATGCTCATCGAAACCAAAACTGGAATACACTGTGTCAGTTAACGGCGCGGATAATAAAGAATGGTTTAATGATATTTTTTTCTTCACAAGAGTAAATTCATCTTATTCTCGCGTCTGGCTTCTCGGCTGGATGAAGCGTGAGAATTTCCTTCGCAGGGCTGAATACAAAAAAGCAGGTGAATCCGATTCTGACGGATTCACCTACCGATCTGCGGGGTATCACTTACCTATTAAGCTATTACGTCGTCCAGATTCTTTTCTTGACTCATTGTAATATCGTATTTTGAACTGAGATCGATCTCCCAGATCTTACCACCACCTTGACCATCAGAACGAACGGGTCTAACGTGAGGGTTGTTCTTGCCAGCTTCTTCCATAGTTGACATACCACGGCGAACAAATTCCAAGTTAGCGCTCATGCCGACATTACGACCGTTATTAAACTCATGGAGTGAAACTTGGAACTCAGTAAGAGTCCCGCTCCAATGAGTTTTGTCAGGTGTGTATTCGCGAGCGCGCTTAGCAAAGAACTCGACAAGCTCAGCAACAGACGAGCGGCTGGAATTGTCATAAGCGGCTGACGCAATAGTCTCGTCGATATAGCTCTTAATTCCAAAACGCCCGAACTCTTCTATGGCTTTTGGTACTTTCCAATCCAACAGCCATTTTGCGAAGTGGGGCAGCTCCTGCTCGATTGTTTTCTCTAACTGCGAATTGCGGGGGAATTTACTTGTTGCAGTATCAGAAATGCGCAGTGCCATGAGCTTATCGCGGTTGCTGCTGTCAAGAGCGGGTATAACCGACAAGCTGTTCGCGTCCATGTTAAGCGAGAAGATTACTCGCCCCGTCCACGGAATCGAAAGCGCATCAGCATACTTCGCCATATATTCAACACGTGGGTTAGCCACAGAACGCTTGATCAATTCGGTAGCCTTGCGTTGATCCTGAAAGGAAGCCGCCGACGTCGTATCGTCGATAACCCATGCTGCCACACGACCCAAGTCTTTGTTGAACTTAGTCTGACCACTTAAGTAATCGCTGGCGTCAGCGTATCCGCCGACTAACCCACTGATCACTCGGTTAGATAATAATGACTTACCTTTGTTTGTGGGACCAACTAGCAGAAGCGCGTGACCTTGGACGAACTCGCGCTCATAGACTGCTTTATAGAAACGCTGAAGCCATGCGAAGAAGTATTCAACAGTAGTATTAGTGCGTGACGGATCATCGACAAATAACTGGTTCAACCAACCGTGTATGAATGGCCACTTCAAAATATCCCCGTCAACGTCTGGCTCGATTGGTTTTATATTTGCGCAGTTGAGAATGCGATTCCCATTGCTGACAACAATTCGGTCTTTGCTAAAGACGACAGGAGCAATCTCATCGATGCGATTCTGATTCGATATCGTCAGAATAGCTGCTTCAACTTCCGAAAGAGGTTGTCCTTTCTTCTGTTTGATTGAGAACCCGCTCTGGCGTAGTTCAAGAACAAGCTGCTCGCGCGGTATCGTGACAGCTGATTCGAACAGTAGCTTGAAGAACGAACGCCCATTGAACCAGTATTCGCCAAGTAGATTGCCCATCTTCTTCTGCTCGAAGGCTTTTACGAATGAGCCGCCGAGAATATCTCCCCAGCTCATGAAGCCTTGAGAAGCACGGTCGCTGTAACAGATAATCCCGTCTTCCACGACTTGGCACCCATCACGGTTAATACCGTCATCAATCCAGAATAGTGGACCACGTGAGCCGATCTCGAAATCTCCAACCCAACGGTTAGGGAATCGAGCTTCAACTTCTGCTGCGACAATATCGATTGGGATCGACGTATCGTTGGATTGTGGTGGCGCATCTCCAGCAGCCTTAGTAAGAGCCGTCTGCACGGCGATGTCGGAGAGTATGCCCCCAACACTTGTCCAGTCATCGCCCAGTTCGAAATATTGATTCGCCTTGATCGAAGTGCTATCAAAGCCAGCGAATAAACGCTCTAGCTTGAGCGTCGTCTTGATATGCTTCATGAAGCTGTCAAACATTGCGGGCGCAATCGGCATTGGATTTTCAAATTCCCAGATAAGACGCATGTATCCTGATTGGGTTTTCGTTCTCCATGTTGGGGGATTCATGCCACACTTAGAAGCGATATCACTATCAATGCTACCCCAGTTTACTGGTGCATCATAGTCAGCGATGACTCCGTAGATCTTGTTTGGGGGGTTGTCGTTTGAGACACGCTTTGATGGAGCGCTTCCTTCGACCGCGCTATAGAAAACGTGGTCTGTCCCAGCGTCTGCACACCAAGCTCGATAAGCTGCCTTGTTAGCGAAGGCTGGCTTAGGCTTGCTAATGGTGTTTAGCGCTGCGGTTTTTATGGCGCGGTTGTCGCGCAGGTTCTTAATGTATCGGTATGTCATTTGTATGATTGGTTTATTTTTCGTAGATTGAGATGATGCTTCCTTCGGCGGAAACTGGAATGTCTGAAATCCATTCAGGTGGAGTGGACATGATCTCGATAATGCGTGTCAATGCGTCCTCTGCTTCAGATTCATCGACTTCAATGACTACTTCGTCGTGGACGTGGAAGATGATCTTAAACCCAGAATCATGAATCCTGCAAAGCATGTTGCAGAAGATATCACGCGCAAGTGCTTGGGAAGCATTCTCGGCAAGAAGACCGCCCCATAACTTAACTGGAACACGTTTTCCGTTCCGATTTATCAGAGCGACATAGTTAATTTTCCCGTTCTGTTTTACTGGTCGCAGCTTACCGTAGTCAAGGGATCGCCCACTTGGAAGGTCGATAGTGAGTGGGATCTGCTGGTCGTAAGAAACTGCTACGTCTGTTGTGTAGTCGCGCCAGAGTTTAGTGACGGATGTCATTTTTTTCCGATAGAGTTGGATGGCAGAAGTCGCGTCTTTCAAAGTCATTCCCGACATGATGGTAAACTTTTCCGCACCCGCGCCGTAGCCGCAGCCAAGAACCATTGCCTTTACGCGGTGGCGTAGCTTAGGATCATTCTCGCGGAGGCTGCCTTTGTCGCGACTCCACAGTCCGAAACGGATGGCGAAGGCTTCGTAGATGTCATCGCTCGCCTTGATCTCTGCCATCGTATCCTTATCGTTGGCTAGCCAACACAACGTGCGCACCTCAATTTGCGAAAGGTCAACGACAATGAGTTTTTTACCCGCAGGCGCTGTAATTAGACTACGCAGTTTCACTCCGAACAGTTCTTCTTTCGGTAGGTTTTGTAGATTCAGGTTTCCACCAGAACCGCTGAAGCGTCCAGTATGTGCCCCGAAATACATTAGCCCACCATAATAACGACCATCAGGCATTGTCGCAAACTGAAACGATTCGATTTTCTTCTTGAGCGAATTGATTCGCCGCCAGCTAATGACGGCGTTGACCCACGCATACTTCTTGCCGTTGATGCGCAACCACTCTTGGGCATCTGCGTCCGTTGCAGCAAGACTGTGCGGCGGCTCGATACCAACCTTACGGCACTGCTCGTCGAATGCTGGACGACTGAGCAGGGGTTTGTCGCCGAGCCACGGAATAGCTTCTTCAGCTTCGAAGAGTTTTACGTTGATAATTTCGATCTGTTTTTTCAACAGCTCAGTATCAATCGGAATGCCGCGCTGCATGGCTAACCTATTGACGGAACTGATAGTCCGTTCGGAGATTGGCCATTTTGGTGAGTAGTCTTGCCATAGGCGCAAGCAGAGTTCTGAGTCCTTCAAGGCATACTCGGAAACCTCTTTCTTAAACTCCTCCGTCATGTTCTCCCACCTTTTGTTGCTCATGTTGTCACGCGTCGATTTATCAACGGTGAGATTGTAAGCAGTGTCGGTAGCATTTTTCAGGGATCGTGGAAGTCCGCAGTATGCAGCCATATCCGCAGTGCAGTGCCATTCAGCAGCCTTTGCTTCAGGCCACCAGTTTTGGGTTACGCCATACAGGTAGAGGGTTTCGTCGAAGGACGCGTTGTGGGATATAACGACTTGTCCTTCAATGAGAGACCAATCGAAATCTTTTGGGTGCCCTACAAAAGTAAAGCCGTTGTCCGCGACAACAGAAACCATGTAGGCGTCGAAGTCGGGATGAGAAAAATAGCCCAGTGGGCCGAGTGTTTTAATCGAACACTCTTTTGAGTAATACGATTCAAAGTCAATAGCGTAGGTAGTCATATGTGGTATTTGTAATTCGAGCCAAAAATAGCCCGCACTGTGTTATGAAAATATCAGTGCGGGCTATAGGTTTCAGTCGCTGATTAATCAGTGACTATTTCGAATGGCAGTTCAAGCTGTTCCTCAGCAGGAATGACTTCCGCAAGGGTATCGCGGACGACAATCAATTTGTTAAGGTTCGACTGGATTTGCTCAAGCTGTCTTGAAAGATCAGAGATCATTCCACTCAGCATCGCTACTTCTACTTTTAGGATTTCGTTCTTTTCCATATAGTTTTTTGTTTTGTGTTTATGCTCCGAAGGAACGTGTGAACTCGATAGCCGCTTGGTCTGGCGCTTCTTGGCTGACGCTCAGAGACGGTGCATACCAAGAGTATTTACCCTTGGAGATTACTCCTGAGCTGAAGTTCCAGAGACGACCTTGGAGAGGCGTTGTCTTGTTGAAGGCTGCGAACGTAGCCAGACGTTTGAAAGTCTGACGGTAAGCATCCTTAGCTACGTTGATGCGACCCATTGCATATTGGAAATCACCAATAGGGAACGGATAAACTTCTTCGTTATTGACACCTTCTGGTTGTTTGAAGAGGAGAGTGATCTCCGCGAACTCAAGCATTCCATAATCCGATTCTGCAGCGATGCGGTCGGCATCTTCCCGTGAGTAGGCAATCTTTGGAATGCCGTCGTCGTCGTAGGGGATGTCTTCGCGCCATCCTTTAAGGGCTGAGATGACCATCACTTGACGGACTTCTTCAGCTTCCTGAATGATGTGCTGCTTATCGATAACGACAGCCCCGATGGGTGCAGAGATGTCGCTAGTCTTCTGAACGATATTGATACGTGGGATATCGATATCGGCCGCGTCAATTGACAAACCGCTTTGGTTTGCAATTCCAGTATTGTGTTCCGTTAGGATAACTTCGGTTTCCATATTGTTAGTTTGGGTTTGGGGTTTAGTTTTGGTTTCTTGCTTCTTGTTTTTGGTTTCCATATTATTGGTTCTTGTTTCGTGTTTCTTGGTTATCGACTACGATTACTGAAGTGTATAGCGCGTGTCGGAGGTTTTGAGAATACCTGCGTTTTCACAGGCGTCAACAAATTCTTCAGAAATTTTTCCTTTTTCTCCTTTTTCAGCTTTGGAGGCAATCAGCTTGCTGATCTTTCCAATGGGAATCGTTGCATTTGCAAGGATTTCTTCCGCGTCAACTCCAAAGCCCATCGCGACTGTAATGAGTCCATCGTTGTCGGTAACAGTTCTTGTTGCCCCCATTGAGCGAAGGCGGAGGGTAGGGAATTGCATTCCATTCTTAGCATGAGCCATAATGCGTTCTTTAAAACGATCAGACCAGTTAGACACAATCTTAGAGATCGCCCACAATTCTTCAAGATCTGATGGGTCTTCGGTTTTATCGAAGTCAATATCAGGCAACTGTGGGTTTATCTTCTTAGCAACTTCAACAACAAGACCTCCCAATGCGGGGCAGTAGTCTTCGTGTCTGCAGAAGCGGCAGTTCTGTGTTGGTCGGCAGTCGCCGATTGTCGGCGTCCCGCTATCCCACATTGCGCGGACACGCTCGCCTTCTTTAATGATGTTGCTGAGTTCATCAATAAGTGGTTGGAGATCGCGACTGCGTTCGAAAGTGTGTGCCAGCGAAGCGCGGTGTTGCGGAACGTAGAATACGAACGTGATCTCATTTACTTCCTCAAACTTCTGGAATGCGCCAATGACGTATGCCTTTGCTTGCCAGTTCTTTTCGGGCGGGTCAATGAGGGAAATGCCCGTCTTGTAGTCAGCCATCACGGCACGGTCGCCGATTTGAATGAAGCGGTCGCAGGTTCCCCAAGTCTCGGTTCCGTTGAGTTTAATATGAACTTGGATCTCGTTGTGTTCGACACCACCTTCTGGGAAGTTCTTCATGAACTCCTTTTCCATTGCTACGATCTGTTCGTAGATTTCAAGTTCCTCTTCGTTATGCAAAGCGGATGGATCAAAGACTTCGAGAGCTTCGTGGATGCGCGTCCCCATTTCGGCGGCGGCGGATGAGCCATCCTTACCGTGGTAGCCAGCGCAGCCAGCGACATACTTGAGAGATGATGGCGAGAACTCCGCGTGTCCGCGTGAGCTATGGTCTGGTTGTTGTTTTTCAGTTATCATGATTCTTGTTTCGTGTGAAGTGTTTCCATAGCCTTGCGCTTTTTCTCAAGCGCAGTCAATACTTTTTCTTCAATAGTTTTTGAGGCGACTAGAACCCTTTGGATAGAAGGGCTTTTTGCATTAGCGCGGTGGATGCGGCCGAGTGTCTGGACATACTCCTTCACGTTAAACGTAGGCGAGATCAGACTCATGCGCGGATGCCCGCCGTGTTCGTCATGTAAAGATACGCCAACTCCACCAGCAGCGATGTTGCAGATGATCACGCGGGTTTGATTGGTCTGGAATCGCTGCACGTTATCTTCGCGAACCATAGCTGACTGACCACCAACAACGACTGATGCGTCGGGAAACGACGCCGCCAATGATTTGACTGTGTCCACGAAGTTGACAAACACAGCCACACTGTAGCCCTCTTCGAGAGCATCTCCTACCATGTCAATGATGTCGGGAACTTTTGCCGCTTCTGCAAGTTGTCGGGCGCGAAGAATCTCAACAAGAATGTGTGGGCTTGCACCGCCGCCTTCAAGGAAGGTGTCAACGATTTCAGGTGTGATGCCGTGCTGCTTGTAGAATTTAGCAATGTCGCTCAAGCCAGAAAATGCTAGTGGCTCTGTGATAATTTGGTTATCAGCAAAGGCCGCTGGCAAATCCGCTGGAGTGAGCTTAACGCAGTTCACGCCGTAGAGTTCTTTGTTGAGTTCGATCAACTTCAAGAGTGGACCAGATACCCAGTTGTGCCACGGGTCTTGCCTGCAACCGTAGCGCATCATCCAACTCGTCCAACTCTTCTTGTCACCGTCTGGCTTGTTCAGTGAGTGTTTGCCGAGAACATAACCCATAGACCGCATCTCTGTAGGGTCTTGACAGGCTGTTGCTGATAGAAGCAAGTTGTAGTATCCAGCTTGCCTTGCGGCGATAAGCATCTGGCTGTTCTGGGAATAAGCTGCTTTGCATTTATGGCACTCGTCCCAAATGATAAGCGTGTCGGTCGGAAGTTTCCAACGGTAGATTTTCTTACCAGCTTTGGTAAGATGTTCGTTACCGCGTTTGATCTTCTCGTAGTTGGTTACAAAGATCGGCGTGATGCCAACCTCTTTGAACTCGCGCTCCCATGACGGTATGACGATCTTCGGACAGACGACGGCGACTGGCACGCCTAACTCTAACGCAACTCTGGCTGCGATAACTGTCTTGCCGACTCCCGTATGAGAGCCGTCAAGTGCGCCTCTGTGCTGCTTGAGCGCGGCGATAAGGAAGTCAACGGATACCCGTTGCTTGTCAAATAGTGTTTTCATAGTTATTTAAAAGTGACACTTTTCGCAAGCCCAGCCCAAGTTCCATGTATAGATGAGCCCGCAACCGCACGCGCATTCCATTTCATATTCTTCTAGTAACTCATCCATTTGGACTCCAAATTCTTCAGCTTTGAATTCCGAACCGTGATGTGGGTTTGCAGGCTTCCTGTATCGGTCATCCTGTAACGTGTCGCAGTGCTGGGCATCCAGTAGGATGTTGCAGCTACAGGCTACATGAGCGATGTGCGAGATACCCGATTCAGGGTCCAAGTCTTCACCGTCACGCCACGCGTTGAGGTGGCGCATGATGGCTGCTACATACGTAGTCGCGCACACGCCTGTATCGCGCCAATTATAGGGCCCGTATTTTTCTGCACCCAACCTGTGAACCCACGCGGTCTGCTCCATAGCAAACGGCGGGATCAATGCTAGTGGTGTTTTTGTTGCGCCGATTGCGCCTTTAGGATCATTTGGTGTATTCATGGTTTGTTATTCGTTATTGTTTTATGAGAGCGAAGAAGCGCCCATACTGGGCGATCAGGAAAGCGTCCACGATACCATCGTGCGGGACGCGGCAGCGCGGAGAGGCTAGCCATTTTTCTTCTGGTTCGAATGCTTGTGCTTTCTCAAGGGCGACCTTTTTTGTTTGACCTTTGAGAACTTTGCCAAGCATCGCCTTCTGCCATTTGGCTACTTCGACAGGCTCGACGGTAAGGACGTGGGACTCGCACATGCCAAGAAGCTTGCCAAATGAGATGCCCATTGAGCGCATGGCTTGCGATGTCTTTGCGTGCTTGAGGGGTTCCTCAATCAGGATTCGGGAATCAGTATTCAGATCCATGATCCACCTATACACTTCGAGCGTATCGATCTCCCGCTTGCCCGCACGCCACATGCATGGCATTTCAATGTAGCTGATAACTCTACCAGAAAAAGCAGAGATAGCGCAGATGCCTCCGTCGAGTCCATTGTCGATTCCTATAATCATTCTTTGTTAGATTTAAGTTGGGTTACGTGGGCTTTTGCCGCAACAATAGCCGCAGCTTGAAGAGTTTTGTTTTGTTCAACACGTCTGCAAGCACTCATTACAGTAGCATGATTGCGGTTAAAAACTTTGCCGATGTCCGCGAAACTACATTCAAAGAATACGCGCATCAGAGACATAGCTACGTGTCTGGCGTTTACAATACGTGCTTCCCTAGACTTGCCTTTTATATCTTCGACAGAGACTCCAAATTGGTAGGCAGATGTTTCAAGTATAACTTTATATCTGGTCTCATCAAACATAGTATTTTTCATAAGTGTTTAACAGGATCAATAGAACTTTTGTTCACAATAATTCCGTCACCCCATTCAGGCACGTGGATGTCATAACCCTTTGTAAGCGACTGCAAGAAGAAAACTTCACGTGCTGTCTCGGGTATGACTCTATAGTATTCACCTTCTAACGTGACAATCTTAAAGGTAAAGTCGTTAAACACCACACTGTCTATGCGGACTAGCGTCGGTGGGTTTTGCTCGATTTTTATATTGTTAAACATAGTTATGATTCTGGTTCTGGTTCTACTTCTACATCAATGATTTCTGGTTTCATTTTGGAGATTGTTCCGTTGCCCCTGTCGGTCTTCGCGTTGTTCAGGATGCTAATGTCGATGCGCATGCTGCTAGCGCCACCGCCGTTCTTAGAATTCAATCCAAGGTTACGGCGAATTAACTGGTCTAGCTCTGACAATTCGCGAACCGACTTCGGCCCTTTCAAATTCTTCATCGAGTCGCGCAGTAACTTGATTCCAGCTGCCGCAATGTAGTGCTGATACTTGTCGGCTGGAGAAGCTTGTGACTCAGCGATCTCCATCATCTGCTCGTCCTCTACCGTGCGCGCCGCTTGCTTGGCAAGTCTGATCGCGTCGCCAGTGTAGTTGTCGAGATTGTCTTCGAGCGCCTCAGCATCCTCATCCGTGTCGTCCACGTATTTGATGTGTTCCTCAACTTGTTTAGGCAGTGGAGTGCCAGCGCGCCGTCTAGCAGGCAGACCAATCTTCTTGAACCAGCGACGGACAGTGCCAGCGTGCACGCCAAGCTCGCGGGCAATCGAATTGATCTTGTAATCTTTTGCATAAAGACCTAACGCCTTTTGCAGTAGCGGGTTGCTCGACGGCATATCGCTATTTTCTTCGTTTTCAAGTTCTTGCTCCATGAGATTGACGGTTCGTGTGTTAGGGGTTATGATGCGATTTAACCAGTATGGCAACAAAAATTGTAAAGAAAAGTAAAATTCTCGAACCGCGAATCGATCCAGTGACTAAACGCATGGACGTAGGTGGATTTCTTATTCCACCCACAAACCTTATAACAGCGCTGTTATATGGGTTTGCTAACCACACGAACCTGCGGGCGAAGGAGTTTTATTTCTGGCGTTGCTGTGACGAACTTTGGAACAACGCCGACATGCCAGAGCCGTTGATGGTGAGACATCCGTGGGCTGAGGAAATGATTTGGGCTGCGTTGAACAACAAGTATCTGGCAATCGGCGGGTCGGCTAGCTCGGGCAAATCCCACACGATGGCCGCATGGGGGCTGATTAACTGGTTGTCGGAGCCGCGAGACACTCTGGTGATGATGACCTCCACTTCTTTGCGTGAAGCCCGCCAGCGTATCTGGGGCTCCGTAATCGCGTTGTTGACCGTGATACCGTTCGCACCGTGCAAGATTCGGGATTCGATTGGGTCTATCGCTTACGTCGATGAGGGTGGGACTCTTATCGAACGTGCTGGCTTACGGCTTATCGCAGCAGAGCGGAGTAAGACACGCGAGGCTGTCGGCAAGTTTATCGGTATCAAGCAGAAGCGGGTCATCGTCATCGGCGATGAGCTTTCCGAAATCTCGGAGGCGATCCTGCACGCTGGTCTTTCCAACCTTTCAAAAAACCCGTGGCTCCAGATGATCGGTATGTCCAACCCAAACAGCCGTTTCGACGCTTTCGGTATTTGGGCAGAGCCAAAAAGGGGCTGGGATTCGGTGGATACTCAGACGGCTGACAACTGGGAGACAAAGTGGGGTGGCTACTATCTGCGACTCGACGGCGAGCGAAGTCCCAACATTACGGCTGGCATGGTTCTGTATCCGTGGCTGCCGACCCAAGAGAAGCTCGACGAGGACAGAGCGCTACTCGGCGTGGAATCTCGCGGCTACTTGCGGATGGTGCGAGCCGTGTTCTTTGACAGCGACGAGACAACGGGCATCTACTCAGAGGTAGACCTCACTCAAAGCGGCAGTATGGGTAAAGTGGTATGGGCGGGCAAGCCCACAGCCATAGCTGGCGTTGACCCAGCTTTCACCAACGGCGGCGACCGAACGATTCTCTACACGGCTTTGGTCGGTTACAACAGGGACGGTCACTACGTCTTCGAGTTTGGGGAATCGATCTTGCTCAACGATGACGCGTCCAACAAGGCGATACCGCGAACCTACCAGATTGTCCAGCAGATCAAAGACCATTGCGTCAAGCGGAACATCCTGCCCGAAAACGTGGCAGTTGACGCCACTGGCGCGGGCTCTCCGTTCTGCGACGTGCTTGCAGGCGAGTGGTCGAATCGGTTCATGCGTGTGGGATTTGGTGGCAAAGCATCTGACAAACGCGTTAGTCAGAACTCCAAACTGACGGGTGAAGAACTTTACGTGAACCGTGTATCTGAACTGTGGTTCGTGGGTAAGGAATTAATGAGAACCAGACAGTTGTTTGGGATTGACTCAGATCTTGCACAGGAGATTACCAACAGGAACTATGATCTGGTCAAGAGTGGCACGCTAAGAGTCCGCATTGAATCCAAGCCAGAGTTCAAATCGCGGTTCGGTCGCTCACCCGACTTAGCGGATGCCGCCTTCCTTGCGCTTGACTGCGCGCGCCAGCGGCTCGGGCTGGTGGCTATCGATCCACCGAAAGGGGAACAGGATGCGGGATACAGGAGGCAGCCTGTGACAATTAAAGAGCTGGGCGGCGCTCTCGAAAACGCGATGAGTTGCTTGGCAGATTAAATCAGATATGGAGAAAAAACTCTCTATATAATAATGTAGTTCATTAAGCCCAGCTTAATGAACTACAACTTCTAAATAGAAGTTTTTATACTCTAATATGAATAGCAAAAGAAACTGACTCACTCACTCATCGATATATCACCACTTAGATGTTGACAGTCTATTAGATATCGCGTAAGTTCCCACCGTTATGGCGGAAGAATTAACAGCAGCACAAAAAGAAATTAATAGAAAACTAGCTGAGTCTGGACGCCCCCCACGTTTTCCTGAGTCTTCAGGTGACCAAACAACACCAAAAACTAGTGCGGGTTTAAAAGAGCTTGGCGCACAGTTATTGCGCGATAGCACAAAGGAAGTGGAGGCTAATAAAAAACTTAATGAAACAGTTAACGGACTTGGGGCTTCAACGGCCATTGGTGGCCCACTTTCGCCAGCGATTCTTGATTCGGGATCTGCGCCTACACCCGATAAAACTTTTTTTGATAATCTAGACTCTACCTTTTCAGGTATCCTTGGAGGACCCAATATCCCGTCGAAATACGGTGGGGCGAAGCTTGAGGAAGCTGCCGATAAACTTCCGAAACAGTCTGAATATGTTCCTCTTTTTAACACAGAACCCGATAAAGAACCCAATAAAGAATTTGGAACGCCGCTGAGTTCGCGGTCAACTTCATCTCTAAGTGGCAGTGTAGGTAAACTTGGTGAAAAGCGCACTCTCGGAACCCGATCAGGTGCCATGCGCACTGAAGCCCGTCGCCTGCGTAGACAAGGTTATCGTAAAGCAGCTGAGGATATGGCGATGGGCGCTTCTATGCAGAGGCTCGATGAACCAAGTATCCTGACTCAGGAACAAAGAGGCAGGAGGGAAGTTTTGTCTAAACAAGCTGGCGTAGCTGAAAAAGACGCTATGGCGATGCAGGGCGAACAGGCTCAATACATGCGGGATCTTCTTAAGGCACGACAAAAACAACTAAATGAAGGGGTCGTGCCGCCATATCCAGTAGGACAAACTACTGCCCCCAATGAAAATAGTTTATTTGGAACGCCAATGGGTTCGCGGTCAACTTCATCTCTAAGTGGTAGCGTAGGCAAATTTGGAGAGAAACGCACTTTTGGCACAACTTGATTTTTAGAATAATTTTATGGCAGAATTTTCTTACGAGTCTGATATTGCGCCGATGCGCGGGACTTATTTTTCTAATGAAAACCTTAATGATAGGGAGCGCAAACAATTGCAGACAGACTACTTGCAAAAAATAGCGCCTTATCAAGACATTACTAATAAGACGCTCGACCGAATGTTCGACGTTCAAAATCAGGAAATTTCTTTTCGCCGCGCCAATCTTGCTTTTGAAGATGAAAAACTCAAACTTCAAGAGGCACGCGATGCGGCTACTAAATATCCTGAAATTACCAAGCAGTTGGAGGATGCTATGCTTGGTAAAAAATCTGTGGATCAACGCCTGCTTGTAGCGGATATCGAGATGAAGAACCCGTCTTTCTTCGCAACCCCTAACGGGAACGCACTGCTTTCAGCCGTCAAATCAAAAATATCTGCTTCGGCAACAACTGAAGCCGTCGAACAAGCTAAATCGAATCAGTTATGGAATATGGCTGCGCAACTGGGCATGCCAGATATTGCAGAACAGGTAGCGTCTGGCGGAATAAATCCTGACGCCGCGCTTAGTGAAATTACCAAACGTAAAAAAGAAGAAGACATGCTTGAAAAGCAACAGAAAATTAATACACAACTAAATGAAGACATACTTAAATTTCAAGCGGGTTATATTGCTGACGATAAGAAATTGTATCGCAATGTAAAACTAGTCGGAGGTAAAGAAGTTAATTATTCTGACTCTGAAGCTGCTGGGGGAAGTGGATCTGCACAAGTATTGCCTGAAAACACTAAGTTTACAGAAACATATAGAGCTAATCTAATTGACGGAGTATCTAGATATACTGACAAAACTGTCGAAGAGTTGAATAAAGAATATGGGGACGGCACTCGCGATAAAGAGCTTTATGATCTGTTCGGCAAACGTGTTAGGGATAACGAGACACAATTGTTTAGGTCTATTGGTCGTCTTGGATATGGCGCAGCACCAGCTGCAACGAAAATAGATTTAACAGAAGATGACAGAATAAAAGGTAGTTTAAATATTAAGCCACCACAATAATAGAAAACTTTAACCAACACAACACCCAGAACCCGCCACAGCTATGACTGAGCTTACCCCAATCGACATTTGGTCCACCGAAAATAACATTACAGATCCAATTGAACAGAGGGTAGGTTATAAAAATTATTTAATTGGTGAGTATCTTGCAAATGATAAACTTGACGAAGAGACAAATGAACTCATCAGAAATAACGTCGCGCTCTCACTAAAACAAGTTGGAGCTTCCGATGAAGTAATTAAAACACAACTCGGGGTTAAAGAGGTTTCTTTCGAAGATCAATTAGCTTCGGTATATGCATATACTGATCCAGCTTCAGAAGAAGGGAGCATTCTTCGCGAATATAACACAGCTAAGAATATGCTGTTTGATGGGCGGTTTAATGAGACCGACCAACAAGCATATGAAACTCGCATGCCTATTCTTGAAGAACAGGTAAAGACAATAGTAAATACTAATTTCAATAAAGCACAACTCGCGCGGGTCGCAGATGGCTCTGTCCCATTTGTCAAAATTAAACGGGAGAACGGAGATTACACATTTGTTGGTGGTGATCTCGCTTCGAACCTCACACCAGTTGAAGCTTACAAGCAAAGCTTGCGTGCGGGCACTATCTCACCAGATGATGCGTTAGCGATTAAACAGTCTTATGAAATTCCTGAAGGCGAAACAGTTCCATACTTTAAAGCTAAAAATTATTATGATGCTATAGCTGCAGCAAGTGCAGCCTCTAAAGAAGACAAAGACGTATCAAAATGGATTGGCCAACTTGCGGAGAATATCGGCGAAGAAGATCAAGAAAAAGGCGGACTACGCAAAACAGCCGAACTACTTCTTGAAGAAGCTGGAGAACAGTTAAAATTTTCTTTAGAAAATTTTGGCAAATTTGATAGTAAGAAATTAAAAGAAGAAGTAAAAACTCGATATGAATTTGCGCGGAATCTATATTCTGGTGAAGCTAAATCACGCACACCTAAACTTACGAATGATCAGCTATATAGTTTAATCATAGATAAAATAGAAAAGAAAATACCCGATTCAAAATTTATTTCTGATGATGATAAACGTGCGGCTATCGAATATTATGCTGGTAGTAGTGCTGCGCAAAACGGGTTATTAAAGTTCCGCACGGGAGATGAAGCTGGTGAGAACATCCATTATTTCGGATATGGAACTCCAGTTATTCATCGCGAAGCTTTAACAAATAAAGAAGCATTTAAGTCGATGCTCGCAGAGAATAAATTATCTGATGAACAAAAAGAGCAAATGACTAAGGACCGCGATATTATGGTCCAATCAATGTTCAACGACTATGATAAAGTATTTAAAGATACTTATCTTGCAGATGATTGGAACCGCGCCCTCCAAGAGGGTTATTCCAAAGGTAAAAAAGATGGAGAGATTCTTGATGACTTTTTACAGACAGCTGACTATAGTGGTGTAAGTAATAGAATACGCGCAATTGGCTGGTCTGTGATAGACTCTATTGCAGAGATAGGTGGTGCAGTAGGGGTAGCCTTTAAATCTGACGCTGCCCGCGAAGTTCTTCTTACAGTTCAAAGAGAGCGTAACTCTCGGCGTCGCCTTGCCAATATGTTTGGCGATGATTTTGGTATTGCTATGACACTCGGTGAAATGGCTGCCCCCGTTATATTTGATGTCGGAACCACAGCTTTATTAACATCTACTACAGGAGTCGGTGGAGCTGCTTATGCGGGTTCTAAGCTCACAGCTCGCGGAGTTGTTCTTGGGATCACTCGAGGTGCTCTTACTACTGGAGCAAAAGAAACAGCAGAAGCTGCGGCTACACGACTTGTTGCTAACGGGCTTGTCAAAGGTGCTACTAAAGAAGCGGCAATAGAATCTGCCGAAACAGCACTTAAAGCTTATGCGAAAACCACAGCAAACAAATATGTAATTCAATCTGCCATATTTATTCCAGCAGCTACAAGATCTGGTGGCAATACCTACGCGGCGGTATATTCTGCTTTAGATAATTCACAAGAAGGAAAATTCCTAACTAAAGAGGAGAAACATTCGCGTGCACTTGCTGCGGGTATTTTTGCGGGTGCTGTTACTGGTGGTATTACACTTGGATTTGGCGCAATAGGGCGCGGGGGGCTTGAAGATTTCATTCTTGGAGGAGCTACTCCACGACAACTGAAAGCTGTTCTCACGAAAATAAAGGGTAGAGAGTTTGGTGCGGGAGTTGACTTTGATAAGCTGGTTACAACTTATGCAAAAAATGGGCTTAAGTCCATGTGGAAAAATTCAGCGCCAGCTGGTGTCGTTAAGAGTTTTACTGATGAGGCTTTAGAAGAAGCAACTGATGAACTGTTTAACGGGTATATTCAAAGTGCAGCTACTGGTCAAGATGTCCCTATCTTAGATAGACTACAACAGGCAGCAATGGCTGGCTTTTATGGTGGTGTATTCGGTGGCGGTATGGGTGTATTCCAGCGGACTGCTGGACGACTGGCGCGCGGCGGTGCCATTGAAGCAGAAAGTCGGGACGCTGCATGGAATAAAGTAACGAACGATATCGCGTCCAGACTGAAAAATGCTGGCAGCCCTCTTGCGGCGGAAGTTATCCTTAACAGACTTAAAAACCCCCTACAAAAAGCAACCACTGCTGCTGCCGTTACGACCACTACTACTGCTACTAAACCCGCTACTGCTACGGCAGATGCCGCTACAGGCGAAATAAAAGATATCGATTTACCTGAAACTCCCGTAAAAAGATTAGGGGCTCCAGCAGAAACTACTGAACCAGCTGCAACTACTGAACCAGCTGCAACTACTACGCCAGCTGCAATTGCTGCACCAGCTGCAATTACTGCGCCGACGGCTGTAGAACCACCATCTGTAGCTAATAAATTTACAGCCCCTCCTTTTACTTTCGGAGAAAATTCTGCGTCGCCTCTTCAGATTCCTTTCGAGTCTACTTATGCCAGTAAAGATAATGGACCACTAGAAACCCGATCTGGTGAAACTGGTATTATAAATAAATCTGGTAGACTGGTCACTTTGTTTGATGTTGGCGGGATAAAAATCCCGTTCTATTTGTCATCAGGCAGAGGCGGTAAAAAAGGTGTTCCAGCTGGCAAATGGTATCCCTTCTTTGGTTTTGGAGAAGATGGTTGGATGAACAAGGGATCTACTGCAGCTATCAATGATTACTACGGTTCTCCGACGTTGCGTGCGATTGCGACACATCTCGATAATACTGTAGGAGATATCAGAGGTAATAAAGACATACCAAAAACAGGTGAGAAAGGGCCTGCTATTCCATTTATTAATCAGGATCTTAATCCCGTTGAAAACAATACAGATACAACTATTAGTGATTTTGATAAAGAGGTCGCTAGAATAAAAGATATCTTAGCTACATTAGAAGGGCAAGAAGCCCCGAGCATTGGGCCAGATGTTGAATCTGACTCTCTAGAGAGTGCCCAAGCGGATCTAGAAAATGTGTCTCAAAACGAAATTCAAGAAGCTATTGAAGAAGTTCTTTCAGAGAGCCAACCTGAAGCCCCCGCACTAGTGTTTACATATACTACTCCTGAAGTTGACTCAAGTATTATTGAAGATTCTACAGATGAAGAACTCAAAGAGCTTGAGATAACACCGAGCGAAATAGAAGCATTATATGCAGCGGGAGATCAACAAGGATTAACAAAAGAACAGATTGATAAGAATTTCGCAGCACTTGCTCCGCCAAAACCAGAATTACCCGAATGGGCAATGGCGCGGACACGCGAAATCTACGAAGCCAGAACAAAAGCTGCGCAAGAGGCAGCTGCAACAGAAGCAGCAGAAGCGGCAAAGGCAGCTGATATTGCCGCAAAAGAAGTAGCCGCAGCAGCAAGAGCTACAAAAGCCGCTGAACGTAAAGCGAACGATGCGGCGAAGAATGTAACTCAACAGGGGGACATTAAAGCAAAGAAAGCTGCGGAAAAAATAGCTATGGCAGAAGCCAAAGCTGCTGAGAAAGCAGCCGCAGCAGAAGCTAAAGCTGTCGAGAAAGCATCTGCGGCAGAAGCAAAAGCTGCTGCAAAGAAAGCCGCTTTAGAAACAAAAGCAAACGAGAAGGCAGCGGCTGATCCACTTAAAGGAAGCACAATCAAAGCATTTAAAAAAGCTATTGCTTCGGTTAGCGAAGTAATAGTAGGACTGGGATTCCCCATCAGGCTAACCAAAGGCAGCTCTTTCGGAATGCCTAAAGGATTCCAAAATGTTGAAAATCAATTTGATATTTCAAACAACATTTCCAAAGCTATCTACGAAAAGTATCCTGTCCTCAGTGTTGTAGAGGTAGCTAAATACTCAGGCATCCTGAAACCTGAACCCCTTAAAACTCCACAGGCAAATGAATTTGATCCAGTCAGAGGTGAGTTCGTTGAAAGAAATAAGCAGACGTATTACGTCGCCACTGACGGTGCGGCAATAATCGGTCTATTTGATAACAACCCACGGAGCATGATCCAGCTGCTGCGAGACGAGATTCCCGTAATAGTTCCAAAATCATTTCCACAATTTAAGTTTAACAAAGCAATTGTAATTGATCCTGCTACTCGAGAGGTTATCGATGTGCTGGGACCAACTGCGGCCGACCCGATGGTGTTGGAATCAAAAGTAGATAGGAAGAACCGAAAATCAACACCACTAGTATCTCAGACTGCCGACGACTCGTTTGAACTTCTTGAAGGACTCAAGCCGATGTCCAGCGCACCGATGGAGGTTCACCGCGACCTAACCAACATTAAGGATATTGAACCACTTGACAATCCCCAAACTACTTTTGCAGAAGCGTCGGCTAAAATAGACGACTTAATTGGCAAGATATACGTATCTCTTACGGGAGGTAGTATCGCAGGTGATTATAGTAAAAACGAGTCGGGTTACAAAAACCGAGCTGCTAAGGATACGGCAGCGGCAATGGCGACTATGATGGGTATTGACCGCGCTAATCTACAAGGCGAATTTCTCGAGCGGGCTAAAGCAGAAGCAGCAATGGAACTTGTTCCTGAGTTTAATAAGGCGCTTGTATTTGGAGAGATCTTCCAGAGCCTTCAGAGATTGGGCGCAATAGAGATGTCCGACGGACGCTACTCGATTAAAGCAGGTGCAGAGCAAGAGGCTCGCAGCATCTTGCTTGATCGTATCAAAGTCCCAGCTGATTTTACCAATGCTAAAACCGATCTACCAATCGTAGAGGAAACAAATCGTAAGGCAGCATTCATCTATACGTTCGGTTTTAAGAAAGGTCAGAGCAAACCAATCCTAAAAGAAGGGGAGAAGAACAAAACGAAGAAACTCACTTCTGATTGGGATAGCAAAGTTCTCGATTCTTATATCGGCGGAATTATCAACGACGCAATCGCCCGACCAGATACAGACGGTCTATTCCCCAACATCAAGGTTATCGCGAAACGAGTGGGCACACGCGCAAGAGAGCGTGCCAAATATGCTATTGATGAGAAAATTAGCGATGATGTCTTCTCGTTAAACATGGTTTCAACTTTCGTTGGCGACGAAAAAGGATCTATCGAGACTGTTGATGTGAATGAGTTCGGTGATTTGTATAACTCAAGCTCGTCTACCATCCCTTACATCTTCACTAAAGAAGCGGCTGAACAAGCAGCCTTAGAGGTGAACAGAATTTTCTTGAAGCCCGCTTACAAGTTGATTAATGAGGACATAGATGTGCAGAAAGCTCTGCGTAGGCTTGCTAAAAACACTGTCCATAAGGCTAGCCCGTCTCTTGCTGATGCACTGAAACCCCAAGATTTGTTTAAAGCAGTGGCTGAGTGGGCTGTCTCGAAGAGCCGTTCTCAAAGCGACTCGTATAGATTCCGTCGTCAATTTCTTGACCACTTCAAAGCTACGAACGAAACTACGGCTACGATCAGCCAAGCTTTCGAAGCTATCGGCGCTTACAATTACAATTTCAAAAAAGTCGTTAATAAGAAACAACGTGACGCACTCATCAAACAAGGCTTCTCAGAATTAGAAACTACACTAATCACACAGAATTCCGTTCCGACATTACTAGCTGCGAAACTCGGTATTACAGAAGCTGAAGCGAGAAGTCTTCACAAGAATCTGGCGAAGACGATTCATCGATTCGACGCGCCATCGTTCATCAACTCGAAGCACCGCGCTTTCTTCCGTGCGAAGAACGAGAAGGAAATCAAACGCCTGAATCTTGAATCGGGTAACCCGAACTCTGTAGTCGCTGCGATGAATCAGATCATGAAGAGCAGCAAGAACAAACAGCACCGCGCTGTTGCACAGTTCCTGCTCAAGAATCCTGATCTTATTACCAAGACCAAGTTCTCCATCGCCAACATCGACAACAATAAAGCTGGTCAGTTCTTCGTCGGTAACGACGGTATCGGTAACGTCGTCATAAATATGACAGGCTTCTATGGATCTGGTGTCGAGTCCGTATTGCTCCATGAGTATCTACACGCGGCTACCGTTGAGTTAACCACCAAGCCTGAGTCCGAACTCTCGGATTCACAACGCATGGCTAAGAAGCGCCTCAATGGTTTGCTTGATATCTCACGTCGCAACTACGAGAAGCAACTCGCTAACGGCGGTCGTAAAAACCTACTGTTCGAGTCAGGCACTCAGAACATCGAAGAGTTCATCGCTACGTTCTTCACCTCTACTGACTTCCAGAAAACGCTCAAGGTAACTAGAGATGCTGAGGGAAGCAGGAACTTCTTCACTCGTATACTAGACGCGATCAAAGATCTTTTCGGAGTTCGACTTAACAAAGCATTCGACTCTGCGTTCGCAGACCTTATCGACTTGACCACAATTGGCAACATCGACTCGGCATCTACTTCGATTGAAGCCCGTATGGATTATGCGATGAGCGTTGCAATCAACGAAGGACGTAAGTTCTCCCCGATTCCAAAATCAATTAGAGATGCAGCGAGACCCGCTGCTGAGATCGATCTTGCGCAGTTCTCCAGCTTGGAGCCACTTGTTGACGGAGAACTCGGAACTGCTCAACAGCAGCGGATGATCGACTATCTGATCGATCAGGCGGTGCGCGGGCTAATCCCAGCCGACGTAGCATTGTCAGTATTTAATACTCAACAAGAAGCCGATGACAGCGGAGTATTCGACGGACGACCTAACGCAGCCATTGTTGCCACAGTAGTCCGTAACGCAGATGGCACAGAGCAGTCCGCGATATTCATTAACAGAGCCAACATGCGCAACGCATTGCTATCGCGCAGCTCTGTGATTGAAGATGCTGAGATGGCGAAGGCGATACTCGAAACCATTATCAACGAAGAGCTTACTCACGTAGCTGAGTTCAACGCGATTCCGACTGAGACGATCAATGCCATGATCGACGAAACTCTCGATCAAGAGTTTGATGGTATCATTGACGATTACACATCTGATCCTGAACTACGCGCTTCTTTGAAGGAAGGTATTCGTGGACCAGATGCAGCGGAAGTCAAACGCCAGATGATTGGTGAGCATCTTCGCATGTATCACCAGCGTGTTGCTCGCGGGTTTACCACAGAGGAGGACATTGCTTTCTTTGAAGGTAGCCCAAGCCTGATGAAGATTGTGTTGCGTTACCTTCGCGGAGTATTCAGACGGACATACGCACGTTACAATCTCAACAAGAACAATCCAGAACTCGCAGCGGTTATCCACCTCATGTCGAATGAGCTGCGTTACCTGCAAGCTGGTTCATATGCAGTTGACGGTCATAATGAGTTTGACCCTCGCACGCCACTGGCTGGCTTTGAAGTTCTTCGCCGCCAGTTCGCTGCAACTAGCGTAGATATCACCGATCAAACGACAGATGAAGAAGTCGCTGCTCGCTTCCAGAGCGTGCTCGACTCTGTTGATCTGCCAGTTTCACAGTATGTAAAAGGAAACTACAAAGGGTTCTCTGGCATAGTAAGCTGGTTCAAGGGCGAACTTGATCCGCGTGTAACTCGGGTGAAGAAGCAGCAGATATTTTTTGAGAATGCTGTAGAAGCTATTGCTAAGAATTACATGACGAAGCTAGCTAAGCTGATCGATGAAACGGATGGCGGAGTTGATGAAAATGATCTTTCGGATGCAGCTGGAACCACTGAGATGATTACGGTTGATAAAGATACGATGCTTAAATTGTCACAGCCGTATCTGTCAGCTTTGAAAGAGCGCAAGAGAAGAGTCGCAGCTGGAACACTCGATCCAAAATATATTTCTAAAGAAGCACAATCTGAGATGCGTAAGAGAATGTTTAAGGACCAACTCGAAGTTTACCGCGACTCTCTCCGTGATAATATTCGGAGTAAGCAAAGCGCGGCGTTAGCGCGTATACGTGAAAACTATCCAGAGCTGGCAGCTACTATAGCTGAGTTCCGTTCAGTTATCGATAGCACTTCCAGAAAGCTCAAGGATACTTATAGTCTTTCAGAGAGTATGCAGATCAAGTTTGATTCGAACATGGGCATCTACTTGACACGCGCATACAAAGCGTTCAACGAAGAAGGTTACATAGACAAGGTTCTCAGATCAAGTGACGAAGAATTTGTTTTGCTACGCGAGAGAGTCACACCATATTTCGAGAAGCGTTATGCGGAGAAACTTGCGGGGATTCTTAAAAAGCAATCTAAGATAGACGCCGCTAAAGATCCCGCTAAGAAGGAGCTTACAAAGGAAGAAGCTTTGCAGAAGGCCGACAATCAAATAAAAGATGATCCAACTTTAATTGCGAACTTCATGGCTCAATTCCTGAGATCTTATGAAACGGATTATCGTAAACGTAGACCACTAGAGGGTGGTGTAACCAAGTCACTGATCGATAACTTAAAGAACAAAAGTAATTTAGATTGGGCAGTTCGCGAATTGCTTGGAGAATACAAAGGCTCAGATCAAGCCATCAACAACATGTTCCGAACATATGCTGTTGTAACATCAATGGTCGCGCGCCAGTCATTCTACAATAACTTGATTTCTATTGGGTCAATGGTAGAGCAAACCAATTTGAACGGCAAAAAAGAAATGGTCGGTTTCCTCATGACACGGGATGAGTTAAACAAGAAGATGCGTAGCGACCCTGCCTTTATTGCAAGTGATTACGTTAACCTAAGAACTGGGCGCTCCTTTATTGGAGACGCCGATGATGCCATACCCAAAGATCTTGCTGGTCAGTATGATCCTACATATCACTACTACGGACCTAAAGAATTAGTTGACGGTATGCGTAACGCTTATGCTCCTCAGTTTGACGACGAGAACAAAACGTCTTCGAGAAGAATTTTAGATAATGCACAGTGGCTTGCTTCAACACTCACTGGTCTATCGCTCGGAGCGAAAACATTATTCTCTGTTGGATTCTACTTACGAAACATTGTTAGCAACATGGTATTCTTCGGCACATCGCAAGGTTTTGTTAACGTGTTTGCTATGGGTAAAGAGCTGGGTTTGGTCAAAGATGCTTTTTGGGACCCAAACAATATCGACGAGACCCGCGCAGATCTTACCGCTTTCGGCATTATAAACAACGAGATGACGACAGGTCTTCTGAAGGACATCCTCAGTGGAAAAGTTTCTGTCGGTAAGTTGGAGAACGATATGAAAGATATCGCAGACAAGCTGAAGGCTATTAAAGATGCGGGATCTAAAGCAGTAGACCCACTCATGTCTAGACTTCGAGCGCTATCTGGCGCTGTTGATGGCTTCTACAAAGTAGCTTATTTCAAGCATGAACTAGCTACTCTTGAAAGAGCGAGACAAGCAGACATTGATGCTGGAAACGATAGTTACTATAGCCGCCTAAGTGATTACGAGATGAAGCGCGAAGCCGCCCGCAAGGTTCTTGCGACTGCGCAGAGTTACTCAGAAGCACCACCCATCGTAAAGGATTTTGTTAGAGGGCCTGGAGTTTTGGTATCTCCGTTCTTGAGATTCAAAGTTGAAGTGCCGCGAATCGTATGGAACACATACAAAGAGGGTGTTGCTGAGATGAAGTCTGGAAACTCAGTGATGGTTGCACGCGGTGTAAAACGAATGACTGGTATGACTGCAATGCTAACGCTTGTTTCAGGCGGCCTTGCTGCGATATTCAGAGGGATCTTTGATATCGGAGATGAAGAAGAGGAAGTGCGCCGCAGCGCCCTCCCGTCTTACATGCGGGATAACTCGATTATTTACTTCACATGGGGTGGTAAATTGCGATCTGTGGATCTTACATTTGTCAACCCATACGCATTAGGAGTTGACCCGATTATGCGCGGTGTCGAGAAGGCGTCACGCGGCGATATATCGGGCGCTGCTATGGCAACACTAGGTGCTTTTTGGGGTACGTATGGAGATCTGCAAATTCTTGCTGGGTCTATTGGGGATGCATATTACAATAGAGATTCTAAAACAGGTCAAAAAATATTCAATGAGACCGACGGTTTAGGAATTCTTGGGAAAGGAATTATGTATGTTCTCGACAAAGCCTACAACCCACGTGTGATTGAGAAATCTTGGGACGCCTATAAGGCATCACAAGCGCCTGTAGTTGACGAACAGTATTCAGCAAGTTCGATATTAGTAGGTGAGTTTGCGCCCGTTAGAACTTTTCCAATAGATACGTCAGAGCAGTATACAAAGCTGGTCGCCAACGCGAGCGCAGATCTGAGAGCCAATAGAGCAAGTTTGAATATTCTCAGAAGTAAGCGCCCGATATCCGATGAAGAAATTCGAGAGTTAGCTCGCGAACAAATAGCCAATAAGATTGCGATTAGTCAGGGTGTATTCAAGACAACCAGAGGACTCGTCACTAGCAAGCATGGAGACTTTGATATCAACGAAGCCGCAGGCATTCTGAAGGAGAAGGGTTACGGTCCGAGAAATATCAATCTGATATTCCACGGATATATCGAACGACCCGCCATCAATAAAGAGCTTGCCGAAAGGGTTATTAATAATATTGGCGAGGAGGGCTACCGTAGATTGCAGATCTTAAACGATGAGTTTAAGAAGGTGCCGCAGTTTATTAAGTTCGACACTAAATAAACTACCTAATCCTTTAAGCCTAACTTTCGAATAACCACATCGAATACTTCAGCAAGCACTTCGCTAGACGCATCGGGATTCCAGTTAATTAGAGAGCGCATCGTGCTTGATGAGATAACAGCAGGACTAACCCCGAAGGCTAGTGCTGTCTGCTTGAAGTCTAGTAGGAACATCGACACGGCGGTTTGATAGGCGACGTCGCGGCATGAGACAGCCCCGCGTGATCTCTTCTTGGAAGCAAGAACATGGTATGGAATACTGTATCTTTCAGACACAGCGTGAAACAACTCATGTGCGAGCAGCTTATGGAACTCTGGATCATCTGAATATGCTTTTATATTCATTGTCCACTTGTTATATTGGGCGCTATCAGAAGGATGGCTTCCCGAACTGAGGCTAAGTCTTCGTCTCTATCTGAGTCACAGCCTGCTAAGATGGCTTCGCAGAACATGTCAAGCAGAGCGGGGCGATGTGTCTTGCTACTCCGAAGTGAACACGACGGAGTGAAGGCGATCACTGACCAGCGTCCGTTCTCACATTTAGATTTGATGTCTACGTCATAGCCGTTGATGTCTAGTGATACGGCTGTAGGAGTGTTGGTTTGCATATTGATTTGATTTGATTTGATTTGTTTGATTATTTATTATTGATTACTTTAACAGTAGAATCAAGACTGTTATCCAGAAGGAGATTAAAGTTAGCACGATCATTAAGCGCGCAAACTGCCAGCGGATAAATGATCTACAGGGTTTGTTAATTGATATCGGGCGACCCGTGCGGGCGTTGGTAATAATTGGTTGTATGTGTTTCATGTTGCTTTGTTTATTGTGGTCTAGTATCTTTTTGAACAGTGTGGGCAGATGCCCTGTCCTTGCTTCGTGTAGTATAAGGTTGCTCTGCAATCTCGGCAGAAGCCGAAGAACTTGCAGAGTTTACCTAGATAGTAGCGGAATCTGTATCGCATAGTTCGTTCGTGGTTAGGGATTGGAGGGCTTCGTAAAGTTTTTTGTCGCATGGTTGTGGGGCGAAAGGAAGTGTTTCCTTGTGCTTACGGATTGCCTCCGCCAGCCTGTCGCGCTGCTCGGTGACTTTGTGTAACTGGTCGCTTGCATAATCAATGCCTGATCGTAATCCGTCCACCCGCTCAATCGCTTGATCGTATTCCTCTTTGCTGATTGAATCGCAATCGGCGCAGATCAACGTCTCCTTGCGAAACGCTTCATTGTATCGCAGTAAATCATCGCGCTGCTCGGTGACTAATCTAATTTCAGATGTGAGTCTTTCAGCTTCTGCGTGGTGATCTGCGTATTTGCTCTTTAGAATTGTAATCTCGGCACGGGCGGCGGTGAGTTCGCGTTCCAAATCTTGGCAATCTTCTTTCAAGAGTTGTTCGCGTAAGCAAGCTTTGGTCAACTCGTTGTTGTAATTATCTATTGTTTTATCAATAAATGTCGGTGTGTCTTTCATAGTTCGTTCGGGTTGGTTGTCCTGAAATTGCAAGCTGGTGAAAAATTAGGCGTCCAGCACCCGTTTTTCTCCTCAATCGCATATTTAAAAATCCCTGTTGTGGTTTTAACGTAAGCCCAAGCAAAATCATTATTTCTCATCTTTATTTTAACTTTTCCTTTTGGAAATCCAGACAAGGGAAGCGGGGTTTTAACTCCAAAAATGATATTTTGTTTTGTTGTGATTATTGTCATAGTTCGTTCGGGTTGGTTATTTCCCAAGGCAATAATGTTTCATCAGCTTCATCTTGGCTGTCGCATGATAGGTTGCGGTATTTCTCAGCTAATCTACGGGCGGCGGTGAGTTCGCGTTCTAGTTGTCTCGCATGATCGACCATGTAAAAATACTGTGAAAGGTTTTCCCTGTCTTTTCTTAGTTCGTGAATTTCATCTGTTCTCGGTGTGTCTGTGTTCATAGTTCTTTCGGTTGGTTGTTAAAGTTTTCGATACCACAAACCTACATAGGAGCGTAGTTTATCAAGGCGGCATTCTTTAGGTGAACAATCTGGCGTTAATGCAAACAGCTTACCATCACGTTCGATGATTTTTGATTCGACTCGTAATGGTGGGATTCCAAAAGAGAAATAGATTTCATCCCCTGCTCTTGTTGGTCTGCCGTCGTCGTCCTTATGATACTTCATATCTTCTCGCTGGTTAGTTCGTTCGTGGTTAGGGATTGGAGTGCTTCTCTTGCGATAGTCCTTACAGCATCCATACGATCTGGCAAACTAATTACCCAATCGCAGTCAGCTAGTTTCTGCAAAGCATCCGCCAGCCTGTCGCGCTGCTGAGTAAGAGTGACAACTTCACGCTCTACTTTTGCGATATCTTTAACGCATCCTCTGGCTAAATCAGCCCACAGGTTAGCCCAGTATTCGCGCTGCTCGGTGACGGCGGTTAGTTCGCGTTCGAGTTGTCTCGCATGATCGACCATGTAAAAATACTGTGAAAGGTTTTCCCTGTCTTTTCTTAGTTCGTGAATAACATCCGTTCTCGGCGTTCCTGATTTACTCATGGTCTTTAGTGGTTAGGGATTTGAGGGCTTCGTCAATCACTCGCCTAGTATATCCATTTTTTGAAAAAGTAGCCATTTCTAAACATTCGTCGGCGGCTTTCAAAGCCTCCGCC